CTTCATTTACGGATTCATTAAATTTTGCATTCCATTTTTTATCTTTTAATATTTTTTCCATAGTAGTAAATTGTGCCGCAAGAAAATGAACTTCTCGAAGTACTGCACTATCATCTTGTTTTCTAAGAGCCTTTGATAAATCTCTAAGATAAATAGTTGCGTGTTTCGCCATTGTATTAAGTTGAGAATAGCCTTGTGGTTTAATAGCTTCATCTACGGATTCCCAACCAGTAAAATCTTTATTCCATCTCCACATTCCACTTGCTGCTCTTACATATTTTTCTTTTGTTAGTAGTTTCCAAGATTTTGCTAATTCACTTGAACTTGGATTACCATTACTTCTATAAATTGATTTGATATGTTTTTTAGATGGTAATTCACCTTTTTTCTTTATCAACTGAGTTATATATTTTTTTGGGATTGGGCCTGGACGAAACATATCTTGCCAAAAAGAAACTGCACTTTCATTTAGGGATTCATTCATACCCGGCATCCTTGCAATATCTTTAACAAATTGTTTAAATGCTTTGGGATTTTTCCTCATATTTTTCAAAATACCACGTAGTCCCATATCATCTATATCAATCATCATTCCTATTGCTTTAAGTTGTTTTTTATTAGCCCAACTAAAATTCTTCTTCCAATCTGATGAACCTTCATTTATAGAATTTTTTGCCCACTCCATATACTTATTTGCTAAATGTTTTTCTCTACCGTATTTTCTATGTTCCCATTTCTTTTGTAAACTTATCGGTAAATCTTCTTCATTCATTCCTTTATTCACAAATGAAGCAACTCTCCTAGCATCTACACCTCTAACTTTACGATATCTGAATTCTTCAAGCGTTTTCAACCAGTTTGATATTTCTTTTACTGTGCACCTTTTCGAAAAAGATTCTTTTTTCAATCTACTTTTCTCCGCTCTACCTCTATTTGTAGATTCTTTTTCAAACCCAGCTATCTTACCACCTTTATGTGAAGCGTCTTTACCATCACCATTACCATAAGTACCCTTTTGTCTATTATACTTATTTAATTCTGCCCTATATTTCTTTGCTTTAGTGGATGATTGAAATTTTTTGTATTCTGCCTTATAATCTCTTTTAGCTGTGTCTTCCTTTTTAAGAAAATTTGTAGGATTTTCTTTTACTATTTGACGAATTATTTCGCGAAGTTTTCTTACAACTTCTTTTGGAACGTGTTCTGGTTTACCCGTATGTTTAGTAGATGCATAGTCTTCTGCATCTGAATCTTTCATTTGATCTGCTGCATCTTTTACTTTATCAGAAACGTCTGATGGTGAAAGTTCACCTTTTTGTAGAGCGTGAACCATTCCCATAAATTTTTGTTGTGCCTTAGACGATGCCGGCATCTTAGTCTCCTCGAATAATTTTATTAATTAAATCTTCAGCTTTACAATAAGTACCACAAGTTCTACCTTGTGTTTGAGTTCTATTAATACCTTCCGTTAAAGGATGCATAAATGCTCCGTGTGTGGATGGATTAGAAACAAAATCAAATGCAATTAATTCAAAATCATCACCAACTTTCATCGATGGCTGCTTACCATCACCTTCATCTACAACCTCTACTGATCCCATTCCACGAGAACTAATACCGAGTTTTATTCCATTTTTAAATAATTCTCTTAAAATCTTACCTGCAGGTGTAGTTAAAATCTCTACCGTACCTAACAAATTTAAACCTTCAAAATGCATTTCTGTTACATTGTGAGATACATTTTGTAAATTCACTACTGAACTATCTGGATGGTCTAATTCTCCCATAGCTCGTTTTTGTTGTATAAAATTACTATTATAATTCTTAGCTTCGCGAGTTAAAATTTCTCGTGGATAAACTCTACCATTTTGGTTTTTGGCATCTGCTCTCTGTAGAACTCCCTTCACTACTAATTTACCATCATTTTCTTTCATAGCCTCACTAATTTGATGCTTAGATACTTCAAATGGGATATAATCTACTATAAGTTGTCTCATTATTTAACCCTTTTCGTTATTTTAATCATATCTCTCATAAAAGAGGTTACGTTTTTAGTATACGATTTTATCAATTCATCTTGTAATTTATGATTTTTATCATCTGCCTGTAGTCTATCACTCAAATCATACATTACTTTACGATATTTACCTTCGATACCTTGTAATTTTTGAGAAAGTTTTTTTGCTTTTGCAATATCTTTTGTATCTTCTTTTACAAATTCATTCATACCGAGGCCTTTCAGAGTCAAAACCATAAGTCTTAACTTTTCTTTGGGATTTAAATCTTTATCTAATAAAAAGTCATTATATTGATTTGCAATTGAACCCGCCACCCTATCACTAACTCTTGGCATTTTCTTTCTCAAATCTTTTTTAATTTTATTAAATGTACTTATAGTACCTTTTTGATTTTTATATTTTTTATCAAGGTCTTTAATAAGTTGAGAACCTATTCTATCTAACTTACCTTCATTTACGGATTCTGGTATTTCCCGTGTTTTATCATATTTGTCTTTAATTTTACCTATTTCAGCGTGTGATGCTTTCCTACCCGCAGCTTGTTGAATTTTAGTCATTCCTTCTTTTCCGTATTTCTTCACACCAGCTCGATACATAATACCACTTTCTTTTTGAATTGTTACATTAAGTTTCTTTCTTTTCATAGAACCTTTTTTACCAATCTTCTGTTTTAATAAATCTAAAAGTTTATCATTTATTCCTTTATCTGCATCAAATGAAAGTTCTATTTTATCTTTATCATCTGGAAGTTGTGGGGGCAATATCTTAATCTTTACTCTCTTAATACCAGCTTTTTTAGTTATTGGTAAGATTGTTCGTTTCATGAACATCTTATTACCCGTTATAGATTGATTTAATTCATTTACTTTTTCAAATCCACTACCACTTGCAATTGACTTTCTTCTATCCTTACCCTTACCACTAAAAGCACGAGGCGTATCATATGCACCACCTGCAGTTGCAGTTGTAGATGCTTCATCAATTTCTTTTTTGATTAAAGTACGAAGTAATTCAACAAATCGTTTTTTACTTATTCTTGTGGACATTTTCTAATTCCTTAACTAATTCATAATATCTCATCAAAGAAACTACGTGAGAATCTCTTACACGAGTCCCACCAGTAGCAGTTTTTGAATGAATAATTGCCTCTGTTAATTTTATTTTAGTAATTTTATCAGTAACCTTAGTTAACTGTCGTGATAAAAGTTTTCTAATCTTGATAACCTCAGCATCTATGAATTCTCTTAAAGAATTAGTATTTGATAGATTGTTAATATACTCTCTTAGCAAATTCTTTTGTGATTCGTTTAGTGTACTGTATTTTTTATTGAATTTATCAACTAATAATTGATAAGTTAAGAGTCTAATATCCTCTTCTTGTGTATTGTACGTATCAAATGTTTTATTTTTAGATTTTTTAACGTCACTTGTAGTTTTATCCGTGATATTCTCCATTACAACCACTTTACTATCAGTTTCTATTACTGGCCCGAAATCTTCACGAGAAGATTCACCTTCAAATAGATTATAAATTGACGCTAAAATTTTATAATTAGGTATTTTTGTATTAAAAAAGTCTTTTGCATCATAAACAGTTTTAATCTCTTTAATAAGATTATATTTTTCATTTCTTAACCTACGATTAGATAATTTTCTACGATTTTTGATAACTGCTTCAATTAATATCTCCGCGTGGTGTAGATTTTTATATCTCTTTTCAATTAGAACCTTATAGAATTGATTTTCTTTACCTAATTCAGTCTTCTCATTGAAAAATTCTTTTAAAATTTTAATTGCTGAACTATCTTTTTCATTATTCAATACATCAACCGCTATTTGTCGTGTAAGTAGTTCAAAAAGAATACCCGTATTCTTTATTTTATTATGCTTTTTATTATAAGACATTAATTGCTCCATTAATCCGTATATTTTCGTACATATATAAATATAAAAACTTCAAATAATTATACATTTATTATGTTAATCTTTTTTAACAAATTCATCATACTCATTTTCAATTATCTCTGAATCTGTTGTCTCTTTTAGTATCTCTTTCTTAGTACCTTTCAATGATTTTTTCAAAGCATCATAATGAGAAAGTGCCAATCGTGGACTTACTTTTCCAAGAGGATCTCTATCTCGAGCACTATTATCTTTTCCATATTTGCTCATCTCTTTAGGTCTACCTGCTCCCTCAAATCCACCTTCAGGAGCTCCACCTTTATCCCATATTGAACCCATTGGTGTATCGGGTGGTTCCGCCTGTTGGCCATCTTCTGAAGGTGTTGTTCCTATAGCGGCTAAATCACTTGGAGTACCAACTGCCTCTCCACTATCCGATGGATCATTACCCTCTTGTTCAATTTGACTAAATCTAAATTTCTGTTTTTGATCTTCTACTATTTCCTTTTCAAGATTCTCAATATCATCATCCGTAAAATTAAATACATTTTTATACACCCATTCAGATGAAAGTAATTGATTATCTTTTACATCACGAGCCAAACTAACTTTATTTCCCCACACTTCAAGTTTTTCTTGTTCATAAATCGTAGATGGATTTGTTAATCCCAACTCAAAGTTAACCAATTCTTCATCGGTAAATCCTTGTGAATACAGATGGACAACTGCAATCTTTGTTAACTCACTTGTTACAATTCTCTGTATTCTTTCAATGGTACGAGCAAACCTAACATCTTCTGCTGCAAGTGTTGCTTTACTTCCAAGAGATTCCTCATATCCAAGAAATGCTTTTGGAATACGAAGTGCTGCCAATAATCTATTTTTCAAATACTCTATGTCATCAGTAGTTTCATATTGCATTCCTGGTAGTGAATCAATTTGAGTACCACTATCTCCACCACGAACTGGCATAAAGAAATCTTCAGTAAGATTCTGTATATTGAATTTCAAATTATAATCACCAGTTTTATCATCAATGAAAGGTGTTTTCTTCATTTTATTAATGATTCGTTGCATATAATTGTCAACTTCATTTGGTGGTATATTTCCAATATCAATTTTAAATACTCTTTTTTCAGGTGCTCTCATTACACGATGTATTAACATAGCATCTTCCATCAATGTAACTTGTTTCCAAACTTTACGAGCCCCCTCTAACATTGACTTACCATAAGGTAATAAATTACTATCACTTGATAATCTAAAGTGTGCAATTTGAAAGTTTTCAAATTCTACTTTTCCATGTTGAGATTGATTCCTTTGTAAATAAGGATGAGTAGCTTCCATAGTCTCTAAATAAAATTTTGTATAGTATGGATTTTCTGGATCCTCTCCTTCTGCACGAAGCACTTCGTAAGGTGATAATGGAATAACATTAGTGATTCCATATTTATCATTAATATCCAAATGTAAAAAGAAATCACCATATTTAGTTAAATTACGAACCCACGGCCACAAATTAAATTCTATATTTAATATATCATAAAAAAGATTATGAAGTATATCATGTATATTATCATTATCTGAACGAATTTCCAATACTTGTCCATACGGATTTTTCATTGTTGATTCATCTGAATAAATGTCAAGTGCACTCGATATTATAGAATCTGAATCCATTGTTTCATAATCCTTGAATAATCCAAGTCTTGCCGCCATAACCTGATGTACGGTTGAATATCCAGAACTAATTAAGTCCAATCCACTATGCATTTTTGAATATCTATCTACAAGATGACTTCGTGCACCGTGTTGTAATTGATCTGTGTCGGCTATTTTTAGTTTCTTACCACCTACATTTCTTACAATTACATTTGTACTAAATAATCGTTTTAGTCTACCGAATAATGTTTTGTCAGCCATTTTTTACCTCTTTGTTAGTTATAAGAGCCATTTTAAAGACTCTTTCTTTCTATCTTGGCCTACTTCCCATTCCCATTCACCGTTATCATTGTCTTCAGGAGTGTATAGACCATCAACATCTTGAAATCTATCAAGTGTCTTTTTTGTTAATTCAATTCCTTCTGTTCGTAATCTTAAAGCGGTATCACGAACCCATAAACCAATAGCAAAAGACATAACTAAATCATCGTTATATCCTCTCATTGCTTCTGCTCTATTATTTAGATAAATAAATGTAAATAATTCATCTACCAGTCTATTAGAACGAACCACTACTGATTCATCTCTAAAATATTCCTCTAACTTTGCAATAATCAAAGGTCGAGTTCGTGCAGTAGTGCTAAACCCTGCCACCATATTTTTTTCTACTGCTCTATATCGATTATTCAACTGATGTTGAACATCTACATATTGTAAATCTTTACTCGTATAAAATAGATTAGGATAATCCCTATCTATTACTTGTTGGATGGTTGCCCAACCAATATTATTGTTCTCTATAATAAGTAGTGCATCATTATATTCTGTTGAAATACTCACTAACATATTACCAAAATCTTTTGTAGGAATCCTGCCTTTATATTCTGCTACTTGTTCTACTTTTTCTACATCAATAACATGAAATGCACTATAGTCTGCACTATCTCCACGACCAACATCTGCACAAACCACATAACTCTTTGTATAATTTGGTGGCTCCCATATCCACAAATTACTATCAACACCACGCTTTTCTAATGGATCCCTGACCATTGATTCTCTACATTGTTCTAAAATATTACCATCAATAACAGAAGTTCCAGAAGTTAAAAAATCACAATCACACTCTTGAGCTGCACTCTGTAATCCTAACAAAGTATCTTGTTCATCTCTCCATTCTTGATTTCTATCTGGAT